GTTAGCTTGATTGAGCTATGAAATACATACTACTACTAGCCTTGGCGTCGTGTTCTCGGGCGCCTGCAATCCCACTAGGGCCGCACGATATGGTTTGCGAACAGATCCAAATGGGCGACTACGATACGATCATGCGATGTAAGAATAAAGAGGCGATCTGCTATTGGGGTAGACGCGGCCTATCGTGTTTTAGGAGGATTTGAAAATGGATTGGTTAGGCGATTGGAATGAAATGTTTAAGGCAGCCGTCGCCGACGGTATCAAGGGAGACGCGGTAACAGTTGCCATAGAATTCGACCTGCTACAACAAATCCGCGATGAGATACGCGGGTTGCGGGAAGATTTGGGGCGACGGGCTTTCGCCGAAGCAACGCCCGAACAGCGGGCTAGAAATCTAGCCGGATTCGAAATTGATACATGATACAATATCTAGTGCGATCGATACCATTCACACATCTTCTTAATTCCCGCTTCCAATCCTACCCCCGGTGCATAGCCAAGACGCTTTTTCGATTTGGCTAGGCATCCCGCCGTTTCCTGTATATCGCCGGAAACCGAACCGACATAGTTTCGAATTAGAGGCTTGCCCATTTCCGACTCGATTAGATCCAAGGCGCGCTCAATAGAAACGCAACGCCCGCCGCAAAGATTATAGACTTCATTCACTTCCGGTTTGAACGTGGCTTCGATAATGCCGTCAACTATGTCATCTACATATGTGAAATCCCGCAACATGGTTGCCCCTTCCTCCCAAAATAGGTCGAGGGGTTTGCCTTTGGCTATGTGCTCCATAGCTAAGTTGAACAGCATATCGGGGCGCCCGTCCGGGCCGTAAACAGTAAAGAACCGAAGGCCGGTATTCTCCAAGCCGTACATGTGGCCATAGCTGCGGGCTACCATTTCATTCGATACCTTGGTAGCGGCGTAGAGGTTGGCCGGCTGCCCTATATCCATATCTTCGGTAAAGGGCGGCTTATTCAGGCCGTAGACGCTAGAGCTAGAGGCGTAGACAAAATTGATTGGCCTGATCTTCCTGGCTAGTTCGATCATGTTTTGAAACCCTACCAGGTTCGAATGCACATAGGCGGCGGGGTTTTCTACCGAGTGTCGGACGCCGGCTTGCGCCGCTAGATGGATTATGAAGTCGAATCCATTCTGTCCTATGGCAAGCTTTCGCAATCCAATCTCGGCAACGTCTAGCTGCCTAAACGTGAATAGGGGCGAATCCAAGATAAGGCTTGAAATTCTATCCTTTTTGATTTTGATCGAATAGTATTCATTCAGGTTATCGACTCCAACGACTTCATGCCCTTCGGATAGTAGGCGTTTACATACGTTGGATCCGATAAACCCACCGGAACCACTAACTAGGAATTTCATGGCAAACCTTCATAAAACATTTGGCAACGCGGTATGGCGCCTTAATCATCTATACCGCATTATCGATAAGCGAAACCAGCTGATTCGGTTTGAGCCTAACGCCATTCAGAAAATCATCAATCAAGTTACCGCACCCCGCAAAATGATACTCAAACCACGCCAGATCGGATCGACTACCAACGAAGTGATCAAGCTACTTGACAAAACCATATTCAAAAAGAACGTAACTAGCTGCATAATTGCCCACGAATCCGACGCCATAAAGAAGATCTTCCGCATACCCAAACGCGCCTATAGGTATCTTAAAGAGGGATTGAAACCAGATATAGATCGGGGGGGCGGCTCCAAATACGAAATGATATTTCCAACGATCAATTCTTTGATGTATTGCGATCTGGAATCTAGAGGCGACACGATATCGAATCTACACGTTTCCGAAGCTGCCTTTATGGAGCATGAACGTTTCATATCTACGATGCAGGCGGTACCCGTAAATGGTCACGTCACTATCGAATCGACGGCAAACGGCGTCGGCAATTTCTTCTACGATATGTGGCATGAAGATAACGATTACCAAAAACTCTTTTTCCCTTGGTACCTTGACGCGGGCTATAGGCTGCCCATTGGTAGGCAGATAACTTGGACTATGGACGAAAAAGAATTGAAGGCGCAGGCATTACGCGACTATGGCGCCAACCTATGCACAGAACAGATCCTTTGGAGACGGGCAAAGATTATAGAGCTAAAAGGGTTTTTCTACCAGGAATACCCCGAGGATGCGCAAACGTGTTTCTTGCTCTCGGGGGGTGCGGTTATCGATCGCTCCCTAGTTCAATCGCTCATATCCAATGCCGATCCCGAGATTTCAGACAATGACGATATCAAAATATTCAGTAATCTCGAAAAGGGTAAGCATTACGTTATCGGTGCCGATCCCGCCCAAGGTACCGGAAACGACTATAGTACGGCGGTTTGCTTGGAAATTGAGACTATGCGGGAAGTTGGTTCGATGCGCGGATACTGGACGCCCATAGACTTCGCAAAAAAGCTGCGAGCGTTTGCGCGGATTTTTACAAAGGGATATAATTTCCCTATAGTGGCAGTTGAGAGCAACAACCATGGCCATGCTGTATTGCTTCAACTTATAGAGCATGAGAAGTGCCCGAATGTTTACTTTTCAAAGAAGGGGCAGCCAGGATGGATTACGAACAGCGTTACCAGGCCGATTATGATCGATCAATTTGTAGATGCTGTCACGAGCGAGACGATCAAAATCAATACGATCGAAACCTTGAGGGAATGCCTAACGCTGGTAAACAACCGAGGGAAGATCGAAGCGGCAGACGGGAAGCACGACGATATGGTAGTTGCCACGGCAATAGCTGTTCAAATGCTTCTCAAGGAATCTAAGACGGTAAAGCTATACGAAGATATTGGGAGTGCGATATTAGTGTAAATCTGATACATGGCGATTCGATCGCTAAGCTTATCACATTGAAGGCCAACTCAGTAGATGCGTTGGTTTGCGATCCGCCCGCAGGTATTTCCTTTATGGGCAAGGGTTGGGATAGCAACAAAGGCGGTTCAAAGGAATGGATCAAATGGCTAACGCAGGTTATGGGCGATAGCTATAGAGCGCTGAAGCCAGGGGCGCATGGCTTGGTTTGGGCAATCCCTCGTACGTCTCATTGGACGGCGCAAGCGCTAGAGGCAGCCGGGTTTGAGATACGCGATGTAGTGACGCATCTATTCGGCAGCGGATTTCCTAAAAGCCTGAATATTGGTAAGGCGATTGATAAGGCGGCGGGCGTTGGCGCAAAGGCCGAAAAGGGTTTTAATGTGGCGGGGCAAGGGATCGGATTGAATCCCAACAAATCATTAAGATCGGATCACCCGGACTATATAAAACCTAGAGGCATAACCCCCGAAGCTAAACAGTGGGATGGCTTCGGCACCGCACTTAAACCCGCATCGGAGCATTGGATACTAATCCGCAAGCCGATATCCGAAAAGACGGTAGCTAAGAACGTGCTCAAGTGGGGCGTTGGCGGGTTGAATATTGATGAGTGTCGGGTTGGGACGGATGAAAAATTATCTTTCGGCAGCCGGGAAATAGGCGATGGGGTAAAATACGGGACTATGCCCGCTCAAAACCTCCAAGGCCGCTTCCCCGCCAATCTCATTCTATCCGGTGACGCGCCGAAGATGCTTGATGAGCAGAGTGGTGAGCGTAAAAGCGCCGGGAAATATTTAGATATAGAAAACGCCAAAAAAGGCGGGAATGGTATGTTTGCGGGGGGCAATACAACAAACCGATATGCTGGCGATTCCGGCGGCGCCTCTAGATTCTTCTATACTCCCAAGGCTTCTAAATCAGATCGGGGCGACGGCAATAATCATCCAACCGTCAAATCAATCGCGCTTATGGAATACCTTATCAAACTAGTAACGCCCCCCGGCGGTACCGTCTTAGATCCATTCATGGGTAGCGGATCTACCGGCGTAGCTGCCCGCAATCTAGATATGGGCTTTATTGGTATTGAGAAGGAATTAGAATACTATCAGATAGCACGTAATCGAATTGAGGTAAGCAATGGAAGAATCTAAGAGACCAGATAAGGAAATATACGCGGCAACGTCTGCCACGTTCAAAGAGCAAACGGAAAAGCGTCTATCGTTAGATCCCGACTCCTTTTTCGAACCATGGAATCCCGACGATCTAGTGCGCAAGCGGGCGGACTTCTCACTCTATGAAGAAATGCTCAAAGATGACCAGGTAAACGTTGCCCTATCCTTGAAAAAGGATCTGGTGTTGGCGGGCGGCTTCGATTTCATTCCGGGCGAATCCGATCAAGACGATATCGTAGATGATCTAAACGTTGCCCTGCGGGAAGATCCCGATTGGTCATTCGATGAGATGCTAGAAGAAATCCTTAGCGCCTACGAATTTGGTCTATCGGTATCTGAAAAGCTATTTGCTACTAGGGAAGATGGCAGCATGACGTTGCGCCATATCAAGACACGTCACCCCGGCCCTTGGCTATTTCATCAAGATCAGGCCGGCAATATCGAGCGATACGAACAGCAGGGCGTATCCGGCGATATCGATCCGAAGTCTTTGATTCATTATGTCAATCGTAGGAAATTCCAAAATCCATATGGCATATCGGATCTAAGGGCGGCCTATAATGCCTGGTTCATTAAAAAGCACATTACGCGTTGGTATGCGATCTTTATCGAAAAGGCCGGCTCGCCGGTACCCATTGGCAAATACGATGCGAGCAAGGCAAGCAACCAAGCCAGGACGGACCTATACAATTCTCTGAAACGGTTTCAAACCCGTAGCGCATTGGTTATTCCTAATGAATTCGAGGTTGAATTCTTGGAAGCCAAATCCAATGGAGAAGCGTTTGCCAAGGGTATTGACCTGTTCAATATGTTTATCGGTCGATCCCTCATGATTCCAGACCTTCTAGGGTTTGCCGGCTCCGAGACGGGGGGCGGTAGTTTCAGTCTAGGCGCCAACCAAATGCAGATCTTCTATAAGCATATCGAGAGACGGCGCGCCCTACTAGAACGGATCGTCAATAAGGAAATCGTTTGGCCAATCGTCGTAGCCAATCATGGCTTCATAGATAACTATCCCAAATTCAAGCTACGCCCAATCACTCAAGAACAGATCATAGATAGCGCTAAGGTCTGGCTAGAGGCGGTTAAGGCGCGCGCATGGCGTCCGACCGATGAGGAAATCAACCACTTCAAAGAAATTGTTAACTTCCCGGCAACCGATACCGACGATATCGAACGTATCGAAGGGCCGGAAGAAATGCCTACCGCACCGGAAGCCGAAGATAGTGACGAAGATGCAAGCCCCGAGGTTGAGCGTATCGAAGTAGCAGACGGCGACGATTCGACGTTTGCAACCAAGACGCGTCCATTCAAACCAACGAAGGGGCCATTTGCGGCCAAGGTCAATTTCCCGGCTATCGAGAAGTCATTAGACGCCGGCCTTGAGGGATTCAAGGCAACTAGCCATAGGCTTGCCGACGATATATTCCAGGATCTAAAGGACCAAATCAACCGGAAGCGCATAACTCAGACGGGCAACCTTGCCAAAATGGAGACGGTCAAACCTCGCAAAACGTCTAAGCTGCGGACGCTACTAAATCGTGAGCTAAAAGCCATGTATAGGAAGGGGCAGGAAATCGCCCAAACGGAACTGTTTAAGAGCAATTTTGCCAAGCCGATTGTAGATGAAAAATTCCTAGAAGTAATCGAGGAAGAAAATATCAACATGGTTAAAGACTGGGAATTTGCAATGTCTAAAAATGCCCGGATTGCTGTAACGCAGGCCATCAAAGACGGCAAGTCTATAGAGGATGTAATCGAATTTACAAACGATAAGAGCAAAACATCTCTAGATCTTTACGCCCGAACGAAGATGACAGAAGTAATGAATAAGGGCCGATTGAACTTTTTTCAAAATAGCAACGTAGTAGCAGGCTACCAATATAGTGCGGTTATGGATGATCGCACGACGGATATTTGCCGGGGGCTACATGGCAAGAAATTCAAGGAAGGTACCGAGCCGGTTCCGCCGATGCACTTCAATTGCCGTTCAATACTGGTGCCCATAACGATATTTGAAGAATTCAAGCCAGATGAGAAGGTCGGCAAGGTACCCATCGAGGGATTCATTGAAGATAAAAGGGGCGCAGGCTTCCCTAAACAATAGAGGTACATCATGGCAATGCCAAGTGAATTAAATCGACGCGAACACGACAAGTTTAAAGAAGGGCCATGCGGCGAAACGCGAGTACAAAGCTATAGCCTGTTTGAGCCGGATGGCGGATCGCTAGACGCTTTCGGAAACCTCCGCGTTGCCGAGCCGTTTACTATTTTCGATACCAAACAAATTACCGACAATCTGCCGCTACTCTATGACGACCAGCAAGTATCGGGAACGGCTACCACGTCCGTCTATACTACCAATACGGCGGCAAGCGTCATGGGCGTTGCAGCCAGCACAACCGGCGAGCGGGTCCGGCAATCGTTTGAGCGTCACAACTACCAACCCGGAAAAAGCCAACTAATCCGGCTTACCGGTACATTTGCAAACCAGTCGGCCGACCTTACAGGCATTACGTCGCGCATCGGTCTATTCGATGGCAACAACGGAATTTTATTTTCCTACGAAGGCGGTACCATGAATGCCGTCGTGCGGTCGAACACAAGCGGAACGCCCGCCGACGATAAGGTTGCGCAGTCTAGTTGGAATATAGACAAGATGGATGGCACCGGGGCGTCTGGCATTACCTTGGATTTTACCAAGACTTTAATCATGCTGATCGATATGGAATGGCTTGGGGTTGGCCGCGTCCGAGTCGGATTTGTGGCAGCAGGCGCCCCGATATATTGCCATCAATTCCTTCATTCGAATGTCAATAGCCTGGTATATATGTCGACGCCTAACTTACCGGTTCGCTATTCGATCGCCAATGACGGTACCGGCCTTGCTACTACGATGCAGCATATTTGTAGCTCTGTAGTTAGCGAAGGCGGGCAGCAAGAAAACGGAATAGTCGTTGGCATTAGTAACGATACTACCGAAGTGACGGCGACGAATGCAGATACTATCTATGCACTAAAGGGCATACGCCTAAATGCGAGCTACCTAGATCATACCGTCAAGGTATTGCGAACCACGGTGTTGATGACTGCCGCAGGCGTATTCGAATGGCTTCTAATATTCAACCCAACCGTGGCCGGTACATTCGCCTATTCGCAAGTGACGAATACCGCAATTGATGAGGCTACCGGAGTTAGTACAAATACAGTGACGGGCGGAACTGTAATTGCTTCGGACTACGGCGCAAGTACGGGATCGGGCGGCAACGCATCGGGCGGAAGTGGCGACGCGATCGATAACGCGCTAAAATTAGGGTCGGCGATAAATGGCACTCAAGATACGATCGTTCTATGTGTTCGGGCGACGACGAGCGGTAGAACGTTTTTGGGCGGACTAACAGTGAAACAAATCAGCTAGGGGGGATGAAATGCCAGATATTAACAATGTAGAAATCATGGCCGAAGGCACTTGGAACGGAAACAAAATCACCAGCGAGACGTTGGGCGAGATAGTCGCCGGATTCGAAGCCACCAAAGATTTCAATCGGCCCGTCCTGAAATTGGGCCATAACAACGAACAGAAACTATTGGCGGAAGATGGCCTGCCGTCTGCCGGTTGGGTATCGAATGTTTACATCAAAGGGAAAAAGCTATTTGCAAACTTCGTAGATATCCCTGAGAAGATCTTCTCATTGATCGAAAAGGGCGCCTATAATAAGGTAAGTGTTGAGCTATTCGCCGGCTACAAATTCAAAGGCGAATCGTATAACAACCTTCTAGGTGCGGTTGCAATCCTCGGCGCAGATATCCCCGCCGTAGCTACGCTAAACGATATATTGTCTAGGTATTCGCAATCTTTTACATTTGAAGCCGAGAAGGATACAATTAAGAACGTAGTAACGTTTGAACGTAGTAGCGAGGAAACTATGGACACCGAAAACGATAACGCCGAAGTGGTAAAAGGACTAGAAGAAAAACTAGCCGCCGCCGAAGCCAAAAATGAAGAATTGGGTGCGAAGGTATCTGAATTCAAGGCGAATAAGGATTCAATCGAATCTAAGTTTGACGAGCTGAAATCAGATACCGATGCGAAGATTGCAAGCTTGCAAGGCGAGCGGGATAGCGCAACCGTTGAGAAGTTTACATTGGATCTAGAAGGTAAAGACTTGGTTAGCCCAAGCATGAAGCCCTTTGTGTCCGCGTTGCTTGCCGATGGCGTAGCTGCGAAGCGAGAATTTTCAGTAGGCGGCGAGAAGCTATCAACTGCCGAGCTACTTGAAAAAATCTTCAAGCTTCAAAAGGAAGTTTATTCGATCAACACGGTTGAGAAGACTGCCGACGCCAAGCCATCCGAAGACGTCGATAATGTTACCGAGATTGGCAACGCAATCGAAGGGCGCATTAAAGAGCACAAAGAATCGTACGCGGTAGCTTACAAAACAGTCATGCGAAACTTGGGCAAATAGCCTTCACATAGGGGAATCTAATCATGAGTGGAGCACATGTTATATCTGCCCGAGTAGCAACTACTCTAGCAGCATTTCGAATCGTCGCCGGCATTACCGGCACTGCAAAGGGCGTTCAATACGCTCCGAGCATTACGGCGCTGCCTCTGGGCATTACTATCGATACGGTTTTGGACACTACGCAGTCTATACCCGTGCAGGTTGACGGCGCTGCAAAGTGCCTTTTCAACCAGACCGTTTCAAGCGGTGAGCTAGTCACCTCGGATACGTCTGGTAGAGCGATTGTATTTAGCCTCGCGGCTACATCAACCGCAATCTCGGCACCGTCTGCATATGCGGGCGTACTTTGGGATACGACTATCGCGGCTACGGCCGCCGTAGCTGACATTCTTATCAACCCAGGCTTTGACCGCGTAGGCGCATAAGCTAGTAGCTAGGAGTTAATGACATGCCATTACAGAACCAATTACACGTTGACCAGCTACTAAGCAACGTTAGCGTCCGGTATAGCAATTCCGAATATGTCGCCATGAAGGTATTCCCGGAAGTGGGAGTAAAGAAGGATAGCGACCTATTCCGAATCTACGACCGTGATTTCAGAACGCCCGATACAATCAAGGCTAACAAAGGCGTAGCCAACGATTACTATTGGGAGGTATCGACGGCAACGTATCGCCTCGAAGATCATGCGCTCAAGGACTACGTGAGTGATGACGATCAAGACAATTACGACCTGGCAGACCTTCGGTCTGATACGGTTGAGGAATTGTCGGACGTGATTTTGCGAAGGCTTGAGCGAAGCGTTGCGGATCTGTTCACAACAACCAACTGGTCACTTAACGTGACATTGGCAGCGGCTTGGTCTAGCAACACCGTCACTACAAACCCAATTCCTACAGTCGACACGGGCGCAACTGAGATCATCCAAAACTCAGGACGCGGGCCAAACTTCGGTGTGACTAGCCGTACGGGATTCATCAACGCCAAGAATCATACATCGGTGCTTGATCGAACTAAGTACACTAGCGCAGAAATGACGAAGGAATTGCTTGCAGGTCTCTTCGATCTGGAAGAATTGCACGTTGCAACCGCTGTATACGATACGGCAGCCAAGGGGCTTGGGCCATCGATCACGTCGATTTGGGGCGATAACATGTTCTTGGGTTACAAACCAAGCCGGCCCGGACCTAAAACGCCTTCCTGTGGATACATCTTCCGCAAGAATGTGCCGATGGTTCGAAGATGGCATGACGACGAGAGAAACGCGGAAGCCATCGAAGTGCGCATGAAATATCAGGCTCGCCCGGTAGCAACCCTTAGCGGTTTCCTCATAACTGGTGTACAGTAAAGTAAACATACTTTACAGGGGCCATTATGCCGAAGCCAAAGAAATCAGTTGAAGGAAGTGTTGGGGAGGTAACTCCCCAGCATAAGCACGTCAAGAAACTACTTGATCAGGAAGCCAAGCGAAAAGCACAACCTATCGAGGTTGTAGAGCGAACTGTGAAGGAAGTAATGAGTGGGGGCGCCGCGCCCCGTCGCAAGTATCAGGAAATCACGCGACTAAGTAACGGCAATAAATTCTCTCGACCGATCAGTAAAGAACAGTACGAAGAGCGTAGGGGTAGCTAGTGGGCACGTTTGCAACAACAACCGCACTAGATACCTTGATGCCAGGTACCGGCTTTGATACCCAAACTAATAATGCGGGCACCAAGGCAATTGATTGGTCTGAGAATTGGATTAAGGGGAAGTTGTCGAAACGCTACAACGTGGCGGCGCTTCCCTTTACGGCCTACACGTCTACCAGTCAATTGACCAGCTACGCCGAGCAATTGGCAATGGGTTATCTGTTCAAGATTCAATCACGCGGTAGCAAAGAATCGATATCTAGGGGGCAAGCCCTAATCGATGAGGTAAAGCAATCCATTATGGAGATTGCAGACTATCAATGTGATCTGCTAGACGCATCTACTAGCTCCATTCCGGTTGGTGACAAATCAGGGCGCGTCGAAATCATAGGCAGCGCGAGCGGCTACCACACGACGTTTGACGAAGATGATCCGCTCAATTGGAAGCCGGATAGCGATAAGCTTACCGATATCGAATCAGATAGGGATTAGATCCCTATGGCCGAAACCTTAGTTACATTCGACAACAAAGAAGTAAATAAGCTACTGAAACGTATTGGCAAGAATCTCAAGGCTATCAAGGGCCGCGAAAAAGATTTCAACATGTTGCTATCGACAAATGTGTTTCAGGATTTGATGCACCATTTCGATAACGCCCCGCTCGGTACCCAATCCAAATCGTTCGGCGGATCCGGGGGTATATCATGGCCTAAATGGTCGGATCGATATATCAGGCGCCAAGCCGCCCTAGGTAGGCCGAACGCCAAGCAATTGAAGGATAGCGGCGATTTACGCAAGGGTTGGAAGCCGGTTAAATCCGGCAGCAATTTGCGGATTATCCCGAATGGCATTCAATGGTTTAACGAAGTAGAGTATTCGGCGGCCCATGACGAAGGGCGCGGTGTTCCGAAGCGGGAATTTACTTGGCTATCCATTCGGGCCATAAAGAAGATCGAAAAAGAAGTAGCTATGTTTATGGAAGGCGATAAGGTGAGAAGCTAATGGCGCAAATAGATCTAGACGGCGTTAAGTCCGCCATCAAATCCATACTAGACGCGGCAAACACTACTACCGCAAGCCCCGTCAATCTATCCAATGGCTTGGCTACCGACGTGCAACGGGTTATGAAATTCGATCCTAATCGGATAGCTCCGCAGCCGTCCTGGTTTCCATTCGTTACCGTCTCGCTCTCGGATAAGGATATCGAGCAACAAACTATGGGCCATACCAGTAGCCAGATCAGTGCGCTTAGGGAAGGTACACTCACCTTCGATATCTTCGCGGCCTGCTATGAGCCGTTCTTTACCGATCTAAACGAAGATCAGGGGCAAGAAAACGTCGAAATCCTAATGGAGAATATGGAAGAAATACTCAGGGCCAACGTCTTGCTAAATTCAACCGTCAAATATTCGGTACCAACCGGCGTCCAGTATGGCGACATTCCATTCGACGAAGAAACACATTTGCGGGCGGGCATTCTTACGCTAGAGTGCAAAGTATACTATTAAGAAGGTATACGAATATGAGCCTATCCGAACAGCAGATCCGCGAACAGTCTATCCAATGCTATACCCAATGGGCCGATCAATGGCGAGAACAGGCCAAGTATCATGGCGAGCGTTTCGAAATGAAACACTTCAACGATCTGCATCAAATTGGCGTCGGGCGTGCGGCGCTATGTATAGCCAATGGGTATTCCTTTGAGGAAAACATCGAAACGATTAAGAAATATCATCATAATGTTGATATCGTCGCCTGCGATAAGACGGTAGGCCATTGCCTAGATAATGGCATTACTCCCCAATATGTGATCCTTTGCGATGCCAACGTGAGCTACGACAAATATCTGGATAAGTGGAAGGATCAATTATCCGAGACGGTATTGATTGCCAACGTCTGCGCCTCTAAGAAATGGGCGACGTGCGGTAATTGGAAAGACGTTTACTTTTTTGTGAATCAGGACGTGCTGAAATCCGAAGCCGAATTCATGGCCATTTCTGGCTGCGAGAATTCCATAGTGGCCGGGACCAATGTGAGCAACGCTATGGTGATTATTCTCACCCAATCCAACAACGATGGCGCCCGTAACTTCATGGGTTACGATAAGATACTACTAACCGGCTTCGACTATTCCTGGTTCGATCACTACTATGCGTTTGACCATGACGGCGGCGGCAAGCGCAACTATATGCGCAACGTCTACCTTTGTACGCTTGGCGGGGATTTCGCATTTACATCGCCCAACCTCATGTTTTCGGCCAAGTGGTTTGAGCAATACATCAAGGCGTTTCGAGTGCCGGTAGTTCAATGCACCAAAAACTCCCTAGTAGCAGGGCTCAAACAGGGCGATCTAGCGGAGCAAATGCAATATGAGTATCAACCCGAGGATTCGCAATTCGTCCGAGATAAGGTTAAACTAAGAGATGAGTTGGAATGTAAACTAGCCGAAGTAAACGAACGGCTACATAGCATTGCATTCGATCATCAATTATCTTTTCAACGGACCACATAGGGGTTTATCATGGCCAATGGAGATACCGCATTACTCGGCGCGTTTTCATATTTGGCCGTTGGCCGCGAGACGGCTGCCGGCACTTATAACACATGCACTGCATCAATCGACTTCCTATCGACATCGCTTAAGACTGCTAAGGATTCCAAGATTCTTGAACAGGTTGAGCGCAAACGAACTTACTCAAAGCGTCTATCTCTAGGCAAAACCGTTGGCGGCGATTTGAGTATGTATGTATCGCCCTTGGAAACGGCGCAATCTTGGATCTTAGCAAACGCATTTGGCGGCACCGTAACAACGGCGACCGTGACCAGCGAGACTATAGGCGGCAGCGGCTTCGATCATGTGTTCTCTACGGGCAATATGGACCAAGCGGGCGGGCAAGCGCTATGTTTGAATCTTCGCAAAGGGCCGGCTACTACCGGGCGCATTTGGGAGTATTCAGGGATCCGGGTAGATACCCTTGGCATATCGGCGCAGCTTGATGAGCCGGTAGCAATGAATATCGGCTTTGTCGGTATGGATTCTAGCCAAACGACTAACGATGTAGAATCGGTGCTGACGGTTACGGCCAATCCCTGCCTATCATTTGTCGATGCCAGGTTTTCAATTGAGGGCACCTTTGCAAGCCTTACCTCTACAGGGTTTTGGCACGTGCAATCGGTTGAATTCAGCTTGAGCAACAACCTAAAGAGCGGCAACGAATCTAGGCGCATCGGCTCGGATATCCTTGGGGTATTACCTCCCGGCGTCCAGACCTA